GGGAATACTATAACCCCTTTACTGACCTTTCTAATAAGGTTTTGTGGAAAAGAAACAAGCAGGTTAGATATACTGATTTTGAACAGATGGAATATATGCCCGAGATAGCGTCCGCATTGGATATTTATGCTGACGAGATTACCACCTCTACTGCCTTTAACCCTCTGGTGAACATTGACTGTCACAACAGGGAAATAAAAGATATTGTGCAAACACTTCTTTATACTGTGTTGAATGTCGAGTCTAATCTTTTTGGTTGGGCTCGCAGTATGTGCAAATATGGGGACTATTACCTGTATCTTGATATTGATGAAAGGCTTGGTATCACAAATGTTATCCCCCTTCCGGTGCGTGAGGTCGAACGCATTGAAGGTACGGACCCCACTAACCCAAACTACATTCAGTATTTTTGGGAAAATGCCGAAGGGGCACAAGGAGTGACGTTTGAAAACTGGCAAGTGTCGCACTTCCGAGTTTTAGGAAATGATAAGTATGTTCCATATGGAACTTCGGTGCTGGAACCGTCTCGTCGCATTTGGAGGCAACTTTCACTGCTAGAAGACGCAATGATGGCTTATCGCATAGTAAGGTCTCCCGAGCGTCGTATTTTTTATATTGATGTTGGTAACATTGCTGCTGAAGATGTTGAGCAGTATATGGAACAAGTCAAGACCCAGATGAAGAGGAACCAAGTAGTAGATTCTGACACAGGAAGAGTTGACCTTCGATACAATGCGATGAGTGTCGATGAAGATTATTATATTCCCGTGCGGGGATCAGTCAACAACACTCGTATTGAGTCTTTGCCTGGTGGGCAATTTACAGGGGACATCGATGATGTTAACTATTTGCGAGATAAGTTGTTCTCTGCCTTGAAGGTGCCGAAGGCTTATCTTGCTCAAACAGATGCGATGGAGGATAAGACGACCCTCGCACAAAAAGATATTCGTTTTGCACGCACTATTCAGCGTCTACAGCGAGTGGTCATAGCAGAACTAGAGAAAATCTGTATTGTTCATTTGTATACGATGGGTTATCGTGGGGATGATCTGTTAAGTTTTAAACTTAATTTGAACAACCCGTCTAAGATTGCCGAACTTCAAGAACTTGAGCATCTTCGTACTAAGTTTGAAATTGCTGGTACGGCTACTGAAGGATACTTTTCCAAAGCCTGGGTCTATAAAAACATTTTCAAACTTTCAGACGAAGAAATTATTCGCATTCAAACAGAGCAGTATGGAGACAAGAAACTTACAGCCACTCTTGAGTCAGTTGGTACTGCTGCTGGTGAAGCCGCCACCGCTGAAGCAACAGCCGCTGCTAGCCCGGCTGCCGGTGCCGACACTGGCGCTGCAACTGGCGCTGATATGGGTGCGCCTCCTGCCGATGACGCAGCGGGCGACGCTGCTGCCACGGGCGACACGGCTACCGATGACGCTGCCGGCGGCGAAGCCGCTCCTGCCGAACCCGCAGGCGAAGAAGGTCCACTTTTGGCAGAGCCTGGACAGAGAGATGACTGGTATAAACCAGTCTCAGATCCAGCCTGGAAACAAGGAGCAAGAAAAAGGAGTTATCTTTCGTCGGTCGGAACTAATTTAGCCTCATCGTCAGAACGAAACCTATTTAAAGGGTGGACCGGAGAAATGTCACCGCTGTCCAGAGGTACGGTAGGAGAAGCGATTGACCGAGAGGAAGGGATTCTTTTTCAGGCACAGCATGAAATAGCAAGACTCATAGAACAATTGGAATCAAAAGATGAAGAGACACAATAAAAAAAGAAATAGCGCCTTTTTATACGAAGTTCTGGTGCGAGAGATGACTCGTTCAATCATAAGCAAAGACACTCGCAGGTCAGGCTTCATTAAGCAGATGATACAAGAAAAATTCAACCCTGATACCTGTATGGGCAGTGAATTAAATTGTTACAACGCCCTTGTTGAAACATCAGGACTTGATACCTATACAGCAGAAAAGATGATTCATAGAGCCAAAGAGGCTTATAACTCAATTGATAAAAAGAAACTATTCCAAGAGCAAAGCTCGGCAATAAAAATCATTAATACCAAACTGGGTGCGGATGTCTATAATACGTTTGTTCCAAACTATCGCTCTTATGCTACTGTGGCACAAATATTTGGGGAAAAGGTTGCGGTTAAAGAGAAAATTCTTTTAGAGAAAAAAGTATTAGAGCGGCTCACTGCAACTGAGAGTGCTTCTCAAGACAAGATGCAGTCTATAGATTATTTAGTAGTAAACAAGTTTACTGAAAAGTTTAACGAACAATACAAGGAATTGCTCCCCGAACAAGCATCACTGCTGCAAAAATATATTCTTTCTTTTAATGATGAAGGGGCAGATTTTCGCACGTATTTGGTAACTGAATTAAAGAGGGTCCATAGTGCTATTAAAAAATCTTTAACCTTGACAGAGGTTGTGGAAGATAAATCTATGGTAGATGCTACCAATCAAGTGCTAGAAAACCTAGAGGCTATTAACGTTTCTCGTATTAACAACAAGGAAATACTCAAGGTGTTAAAAGCACAACAACTAGTAAGAGAGTACGATTCAGATGACTCTTAAAATTAAACTACCTCCACCACCGCCTCCCCCTCCTCAGGAGTCGATTGCTCTTAAGATCACCAAAACGTTGGACGGTAATCTTCTGATCGCTGATCACCAGTATATGGATATTGTAGTTTTGCCAGCCAGCAATAGAGTTCTGTGTATGCCAAAAGAAGTTGTTGAAAAAGACGTTTATGAATACCAGAAAGCATTTATGAACTCTTTGTTTCGAGGCGGCGTTACTAATGCAAGATTACCACAGGGTGGTCTTCAGTTCGGTGTTATGGAGACAACATACCCAGCAGAATCAGATGTGGACACCCTACAGGCTGTCTTATATCAAATAAGCGAATTTATTATGAGAGATCAAGCGGACAACTTTGTTGCTCACGAATATGACCAAAACATAGAAGATCGCTTTGTTGATCCAACCGAGGACGATAGCACGGCATATGGGGAAATCCCACCTTATCAAGATACCCCCGAAGGACAACAAGATAATGTCCCTTATACATATGCTGGTTATGGGTACTATTTCTAGAACGGAAATTGCGTGGACTTATTATATTTTGTTTTAGCCGCCTACGGCTTAACTCAGGTATTAGTTTATGGCAGAGTGTTTGAGTCTGTTCGACCTTCGTATCATTTTTTCCACTGTCCGATGTGTGTTGGGTTTTGGACTGGGGTACTACTTCTACTCCTAAACCCATTTACCGAACTATTTACCTTTGAAGTTACTGTGGTAAATGCGCTAATATTAGGGTGGATATCTTCAGCAACTTCGTATGCGTTATGTATGCTCATATCGGATGGAGGATTTCAATATGAATACCGAACTAAAGGGAATGTGGACGCAAAAGTGGAGACTGAGACCAGTCGCCAGGTGTTGCAGGGGTAGCAGTATCGTGCGGGTAGCGCCCGCATTCCAAAGGAGATAAAAATGACTAAGAAATACGTACTACAAGAGTTTATGAACCTAGATTACAGCGACGACCTTCTTACTGAAGAAGAACGTGAAGGCAATCGCCAAGGAACACACCTTATCGTAGCAGGTAAGATTCAAGCCGCTGGTAAAAAGAATGGTAATGGGCGAATCTACCCGAAGCCAATTCTTGAGCGAGAAATGAAAAACTACCAAAAACTTGTCCGTGAAGGGCGAGCCATTGGAGAACTCGACCACCCAGATAGTTCGGTGGTTGAACTCAAGAACGCCAGCCACCTTATGACTGAGGTGTGGTGGAACGGTGATGACGTGATGGGAAAAATGAAAATTCTTGATACTCCTGCCGGACAAATAGCCAAACAGTTGGTAGAAGGGGGGGTGCAGCTCGGTATCTCTAGTCGGGGTCTCGGATCCACTCGCCAACAGGGAGGGGCTACTATGGTTGAGGACGATTTTCAACTTCTTTGCTTCGATCTAGTGTCAGAGCCAAGTACAACTGGTGCGTTTTTGGTAGCAGAAGGACAAGAGGTTAAAACCCACCTGACAAAGGCTGATAGAATTAACCGTGCCCTTAACGATATTCTTGGAGACGACTGATGCCTGCTGCTGGTTTTGGGATACCAAATAATAACGGAGGGTTTGCTTTTAAAGTAGATCCCGACGGAAATGTCTTAATCGGGGACGAGTTGTCTGATGTTCTTCAAATTACAGGTAGCTCCTATAGTGTGGGTTCCTTATCCGTAGCCCAGGCGGGCGGCTCTTTAGGGGATGGTTATTTGGTCCGAGCCGGCGACCCAGCGAAAGCGCCGTCTTTATATATTTCCTCTTCATATCATATTGGAGTGGGCACGGATGAGCCTGCCCAGGCTTTAGATGTAGCAGGGAATACTCGCATTAGGGGACAATTTATTTTGGATGATGGCGTGTTGCTTGGGGCAGTTCAAAGCTGCACAGGGAACACAACGACTTTAAGCACACTTGCCGGTCCTGTCCGCTATCTTCAAACTACCAATGCGACTGGGGTAGGGGGTGGTACCCATGAGATCACGGTTCCTGATGGATCCAACACGGGACAAACCCTCAAAATTATTTTTACAGACACTCCCGCAAATGGGACTTCAATTGAATTTTCCACAACCAATTTTTTAGGGGTCTCTTCTTTGGGACTCCCTGGAAGCACATTTGTGGGCGGAGGAGCCCAGGGTGGTTGTTTGGATTTGATTTGGTCGGGTTCCAAATGGGTCATCGTTTCGGTAAACCATAAAGTATCAGCATCATAAGAAAGGAAAGAGATGAAAAAATCGGAACTCAAAAATATTATTAAAGAATGTGTCAAAGAGGTGATCTTTGAGGAAGGTGTTCTTTCGGGGATCATAGCGGAAGTGGCTACTGGTCTAGGTGCGGCAACTTTACAAGAATCTTCCCCGTCGCCTGTTAATCGCCCGGCTTTGAGTGAGACAAAAAAAGAAGTTCTCAGAGCGGTCGGAAACCAAGGGTATGAAGATGTGAAAAAAAGATTTTCTAACCCAGGACTTTTTGAGGGAACAAAACCGATCCCAGAAGGAAAAGGTAGTGGACCACTCTCAGGTATGGCTCCCGGCGATCCAGGCTTAGATATTAGCGCCATCCCAGGCGCTGCTAATTGGGCAGCAATTGCTGCCGGAAAGAAAAGATAAAATGAGAAACAATAATACACATAAACAGCCTAGTTTGAGTGGGGTTTTGACCGTTCATGCTCACGAGTGCGGAGGCGACGCTGAAAAAATGGTAAGGAAGTTTATCCGTAAGAGCAAGAAGGAAGGAATTGTCGAAGAATTTCGTCGGCGATCCTATTACACTAAACCCACACAAATTCGTGCGGAAGAAAAAAGAAACAAAAAAAGACTTATTCAAAAGATAAATAGAAAAAGGGACGAACTATTTAAGACTACGGAAAGAACGGTTCCCAAACGGAGGAAAAGATAATGGCAACGAGCCCAGATACAACAAACTACGGTGGAGGATTTCAGACTCCCGGTCTTGGTTCTGCTGGGGCTTATCAGGTCTCTGGGTTTCCCTATGTTACAGGTAGTGTTGGGGTTGGAGACAAAGCCAATACCACTTATGAGATCAGGTTTCCGAGTGTAACCAAGCAGATAACATTTGCCCCCACACAAAATACACAATATATATTATCTTTTGCTGACCCAACGGCTAATAGTCGGGTCCAGGGTCAGGCTCACACTTTTGGGCTACCATTTCTCCCTACAGGATCAAGCGCAAACTTCTCTATGAATACTCAGCCCTTAACTATTGATGTAAAGTGTTCCCGTATTTGGATCACAGAGATTCTTGGGCGAGACGAAGGTCGATTCAGTTTGTATGCCTCGCTGACAAGTATTAATCCTGGCTCTGTTTACACGTTGAGTGGTTCTGGAATTAACGAATAGATAGCCAATGTGCTGCAAATCTAAGAAAGCGAGGACTTTCCCCGGCACCCAGACTATATAATTTGATATATTCTCATTAGTGAGGGGAAGCTTTTATGACAACCATGCTAGAACAAGCCATTATCGATGCGGCTACCTTAAGGGATGCTGCTCTTAAAAATGCTGAATCTATGATTGTAGAAAAGTATTCGGAAGAAGTTAAAGCCGCTGTAGGACAACTTCTAGAACAAGAGGCAGATCCAATGGGGGCAGAGGCTGGCGCTGAAGAAGCCGAAAGCACCGCTATGGAGCAAGTCCCTATGGCTCACGAGCCCAGTGACAATGAAGAAGAGATCGTTGTTGTAGATTTGGATGATATTCTTGCTGCCGCTGACGAAGAGGATGGCGAAGCAGATGAGATGGAAAGAGAAGAGATAGCAGACGAGATTGGAATCGATCTTGAGCTTGACGACGAACCAGCAGCCAACCGCTCGGACGAAATAGACATAGACCCAAGTGACTTGGTTGAGATGTTCAAGGAAGTCCTGTCTTTGGAGATCGACAAGTCAGATATGGAAGCCTTGATTGACGAGGCTGAACAAGAAGAATATGAAGAACGTGAAGAGGAAGCAGTGACTCATCACTATACAGATGGTATGGACAAAGAAGAGTCGGAGCAATTGAAGCAAGTTCAAGCTCAAAATGAGTCCCTTCGTTCGGACAACAAAAAAATGAAAAACATACTTCAAGAACTTAAGAACAAACTTGAAGATATTAATTTACAAAATGCAAGGCTTTTATATACAAATAAAGTTCTTACTGACACCTCCTTGAATGAGCAGCAAAAGAATAAAATTGCTGAGTTGGTCAGTCGAGCGAAATCAGTGGAAGAATCGAGAACTATTTTCGAAACTCTTCAAAAGACAATGGCGCATACGCAGCGCAAAACACAATCGTTGTCTGAAGTTGTATCAAGAAAATCGTCCGTGATTCTTAGCAGCCGTCGTAAAGACGAAAGCGCCTCTGATTCTTCAGACCCAACAATTAATCGTTGGGCAACCCTTGCGGGTTTAAACAAAAACTGATAATATAAGGAGAAAAATAAAATGTCAGTAGTAGAAAGACTCACAGAAGGCATTAGAGCACGCTCTCTTGCCAACGAAGGTGAAGCTCTTCTCGACAAGTGGAACCGCACTGGACTCCTAGAAGGGCTTGGAGATATTGAACGCTCCAATATGGCTCGTCTTTTGGAAAACCAGGCTGCTCAGTTGTTGAAAGAGACAAGCCAAATGCAAACAGGCGACGTCGAAGGATTCGCCTCAGTTGCTTTCCCATTGGTTCGCCGAGTTTTCGGTAACCTTTTGGCGCAGGACCTTGTTTCGGTCCAGCCAATGAGCCTCCCGAGTGGACTCATTTTCTTCCTCGACTTTGTATACAGTCCGGAAGGCGGCATGAGCGCCCAAGGCAACCGTTTGGGTGCCATGAAAAACACTTCCATTTACGGTCAGGGTCGTGTCGGCGCTGGTATTACTGGCGGTGTTGACCTTGGTCCTCTTAACGCAACGGACTTCCCCAACAACGGTGGTCAGATGGGTGACGAAACCTCGTTCTACAGCTTGAATAATGGTTATTCGAGCCCAACCGGAAGCGTCAGTGTTACTCTTACCGCCAAGGAAAGTGGAACGTTTGGTGAATCAGATTACGGAAATCGTAACAACATCATTAGCGTTTTGCGTGATGACCCGGCATTTATTTCGGGTTCGACTAACTTTGTTATTCTGCAAGCAGCCGCTTCTTCTTTCCCGAACCTTAACACAGATGACCTTGTTGCTATTGTTCCTGGCACTGGTTCGGTTGGACCAAGCGCAACAGGCAAGAGCCCGTTCATCCGTCGTCTGACTCAATACTCCGGATCGGCTAAAGACAACATCTTGTTTGTTGTGGCTTCGATTACAGGATCGACAGCCGTTGCCACTTTGAAGACCCAGGGCACCGAACCTTTCGATGGTAATAACATCGGAAAGATTCAGTATCCTCTCAAGGACGTGTTCAAGGCTGGTAATGCTCTTGGTTCGCTCCGTGGCAGTTTTGAATGGGGTCTCGAAAACCAAACAGCAATCCCAGAAATCGACATCAAGGTTGATTCGGTGGCTGTTACGGCGCTCACCAAGAAGCTGAAGGCTAAGTGGACTCCCGAGCTTGCTCAGGACCTCAACGCTTACCA